CAGGCTGGCATGGCAGCAAGCTGACGCTAGAGCTACAGAACGCTCGCAGGTTTCACCCGCTGCCCCTGTACCCAGGGCTCAAGATTGGCCAAATGGTGTTCCATATGCTGGCCGCCAAGCCAGCACGCAATTATGCGGTGACTGGCCGCTACAACAGCCAGCCACACGTCCAATCAAGCCTGGGCTAGTCAGCAAGCGCCTCGTCCTGCTCCATGTCGTAATCATCAAGCGCATGGGCCTCGGCCCATTGCTGCGCTTCTAGGTGACCGGCAAAAGGGCCGATCAGTACGTCTTCGCCAGTGATCAGGTAGTAGGCCATGGGTCAAGGGGATGGACAGGTTTAGCGTAGCAATCCGTTACGCTAGAGGTAACGACGGCGGATTGATGGATCGTTATCTGGTCGAAGTCTCTGCCAAATTTATCTTAGATAGTGATCGAGAGCCGGAAGAACTTCCGGCTGATTTATATTCGCGTATTTCAGAATATATTCCAGACAATGATTTGATGGATTTAGAGGTAGAAGTTTTTTGTTTTCCTACCAATGGATCATCAAATTGATGGCTCTGAACTGGTTCCCAAGAAAACCAGCAAATCACGCTACCGGCAACGCATCCTAAAAGCATGGGATAATTGCTGCGCTTATTGTGATGAGCCATTAGGCAAGAACGCAACGCTTGATCACGTCAAACCCCGCAGCCTAGGCGGTGAAACCGTTGAAACTAATTTGGTCGCCTGTTGCTTGCATTGCAACAGCATGAAATCATCGCATGATGTTTTTGCTTGGTATCGCAGCCAAACATTTTATTGTCTGACCCGTGAAATCCGATTACATGACTGGATTACCCGCGATCTGACATAGATTTGGCGTATATTTGCGCCATCCATAAATCTTCGCAATACCTGCATACACCATTGCGGCAGGCTCTGTAGTACATTTCACCGCGTTCATTTTCTAACTGCTCAACGTAGCAATCATTAGTCACCTCGTACCGGGTCAGAATGGAAGTGAAACAGTTCACATCTGCGGGCAAATCTTCCACTAGTATGACAAGCCTCGGGAAAACCAAGGTCGCAGTTGTTTGCGCTTGGTAACCAATGGATGCATTCCCAGCATTTCCTTTTGTCGTCGTCTGGCTTGCCAGTGCGAAACTCATAATAAACGCTTTGGGCCTTAATGACGGCCAAGCGCAAGCTCATCGTTTCCAGATCCTGTCGCATCTGTTGCGCTTTATTTGGGCCTAGCCTTATTCGGCATTGCCAATTGCTGGTCAGCTCATAGCGTTCCAGCAGCAAGCGGCCACCGTGCAATGCGATCATGGGAAAATTACGACCGCCTTAGTTTGGCTTGCACAGGTTAAGGCTGCAATTGGTCTAGGTACCATGCCGCCTTGCCGAGCGACTCAAGGCCGCCCTTATGCTTTTCGCGCCATAGGTATTTAAACGCATTGCCCTTGCAAAACCCTGCAAATTCTTCCGGCGTCAATGCCGACCTAATCGCATCGATGCATTCAATTTCCCCTTGCCGGTAATGGGGTGGATCGTTGATTAAATCCATTTTCCAAATAAATGCAAACGAATAACTTCTAATGCAGCCGCAGCTTCAACTGCTAAATCAATTGTTTCAGTAGCGCCAATTGCAATTGCAATATCATGAATTACATCATCATATTGTGTATCCCTTGCATTGACAGCTACATCAGCCGCAAACTCTTGCCATAGTCCTGTATATAACCCATTGGTGCGACCGCTGCGATCATAAAGTTGATCGATCAGATCGGCGCGTCTCTGCTGCAGTTGCCATGCATTTACCATAATCTTCGGCGCTGGTTGGATTTAGAAAAAGTGGGCCGTGCATGAGTTTAACGCCATCCATCCACCATGGGCGGAATACGGGCATTGAAAACATACAATCGGAATCAATGCCCCAGGTCGTCATGGTTCTATTGCCTGCCGCAACTGCAACAGCTCAATGCACCTGCTGGAGCCATAACGGCCAGCATGGCTAAGCTCGTCAATCCTGGCATCGATTAGATACTGGATCCTACGCCGTTCCTCTTGCTGGCCAGCCTTAAACAAGCCGCTATCGGTCAAAATCCGCTGAATTCTGCTCAATGTTGTGTTAGTCATCGAGCAATTCCCATGCTGCTGTTGGCCATCTGTTGCTTGCATAACGTAAAGCCTCGCTAGGTGATGGTGCATTGAGTGTTGTTTTCATTGGCAATGATCCAGGTATCTTTACCAGTATTCGGTAAGGCTTAACTTGATCCTGTGGCCGCGGCCGACTAATGCCTTCGCCCAGATTAGGGCAAACTGGTTCGTCGTTTTGAAATAAAAAAGAAGAAAAATCAGGCATGATCAAAAGAAGAACAATCAGTTGCAAATGTTGCGCCAGCTTCGGGAATGCCAAGGCCGCAACTGTCTTTATACCAATGAACGCATTGATCGCAGGAAACTACTGGGGCGACCTTACTGCCGCCAACAAGGCCACGCAATTGCGAGCGCAATTGACGCAAATCGCGCAGTTCTTCCACCCAATCAAGCGGCACCTCAATGGTGCTAAATCTATGGCCGCAGTCTTGGCAGCCATAGCGCCTAGACCTAGAACCTTCGCGGTTGGGTTCTGTGTTAAGCATTCGGATTCGACCGCCGCATTTAGGGCATGTTGGTTTCATTTGGCTGGTTTCCATCCATAGTGATTTAGCCATTTACGCAAAGCATCACCAGTTGGTGTGCCAGGCGGCCATTTAATGGCTTTTAGTAATTCACGCGGAGAATTAAAACACCGAGTGCCGGGTGCTGGGTATAACGTAAACCAAATCTTGTCTTTGCTGGTTGGCGGATCGCTGGCGTAGATCTGAATATCCCCTGCATGGAATATATGGCACACGCCAGCAACCTCGGGCTCAATGCCACAAGCATTTAGGATTTGCGCTTTGAGTTTGGATTCTGGAATGGCTGCCAGTTGGCGCCATGAGGGGTTACTCATTGTGCCTCCAGTTCGTCGGCGATGGCGAGGATTACATCAAGAGCATCTTTCCATCCGTCAACATAGTTTTGATGAACGTAATTAATGTCTTCAATGTGAGCTTTTGGATGTGCCTGATCCGCAGCAGCACGAAGGGCGGCGGCAAGACGGCTAGGAACTTCACCGGCCTCAAAGTATCCTTCACCCCAAAAACTGTCGTAAAAATGCTGCGCTGCGGGGGAAAGGTCAGTCATTAGGCAATGCCTCCAGGGCTTTGCGAAGGTTTGTAATAGGGACAAACCCCATCCCAAAATATTTCAGATTAACCTCCAGGTCGTCTAGATCTTTAATCGCCTGCTCTTTCAAGTTCGGAGGTTTGGGGCGGCGAAAGTCGCAAAGGTCGGAAATTATAGGTTCATCAATTTTATCGCTCAACCAATAAACACAACTTCCTAATTCAATATTTGCTGCCCAATGAGCAGCTTGAGTTGCAATTTCAATATAGACCCGTCCGGGTGCAACGGGGGTGCCATAAAAATCGCTTAACCACTGCCGCACTAGCTCAGGTGTTATGTCAATTAGGTGCTGGTTATTCACGGCAATTTAACCTCAGCGTGTGTTGTTGGTGTAAGCCATTCGATCTTGTTCCAAAATGGTGCCCAATCTTTAAATGCTTGCGTTTTGGCTTCAGTAAAACTTACAGCGCAAATGCATTCGTAAATGTTGGCTTCTGGTATCCGAAAGTAAAAACGATTAGTCATGGTAGGCGACGGGAACTGGGTTGGTGTTGGGTTGGGTGCCAAAGCTTGAGACAATGGCAAAAGCCATAAAGGCCGGAAGCAAAAAGCAAATGATGCGAGAGGGCATGGGCTTGAGTGCCTTGGACCCTTGAACGATAGCAGCAATGGCGCCAGGGGGCAATACCCTATACACGCAATGCACCGCTTTTCTCATGGCATTCGGTCAATGGATGATTGTCGAATTTACCCCAGAACAGCTGCTACAGCTAGAACTAGAAGCCCGCACCCTGCTAAACGCCCAAGACGATCAGCAGGTGCGGGCCTTAGCCGCCAGCGTATGGAAGCAGTCCCGTTACCAGGAAAAGCTCCTACGGCAGGCGATCGGTGAGATCTCGCGCCTAGAGCTAGAACAGATCACCGCTAACTACAACCCCGCCCGTAGCCTGGGCCAGCGACTGCGCCGCCTGTTGGGTTGGAACTGACGCATCCTGAATTTGGCGCAGCACCTTAAGGTCCGGCTGGAACTGCAGGCTCAAATACTGGACACCGCTGTTGGCAGTTTTGCGCCATCCGCTAATGCGAACGGGCACCTCCTGTCGGTCGCCTGATGGCACCGCGTTCATCAGGTAATGCACTAGCAGCTCGACCTGATCCGCAGCAATGCTCAGCACCCCGTCATATTCGGGGTAATTTTTGCTTGCGTCATAGCGGTCGCCCATCCGCTTTTGCAGTTCAGCGGGTCCTTGCTTAAACAATGCGCCGTTAGCCTTGAAAGTCATGATCAAGATTGCAAAGAAGAATTTTCGTAAGCTGTAACCTCGGCCAACGGATATAAAATCCGGTTGCCGACCTTAATGAACTTGGGGCCAGTGTCGATTCTGCGCCATAACGCCAGCGTTTGTGGTTTAACAACCCCGCGCCAACGTTCGGCCAATTCCTTTGGCGTAAAAAAATCAGAAGATGTCGTCAACCTTTGGCACCTCCTTTACAACAATCTGCTGGTTCAGATCTTCCAGCGTTTCAGTTGCTTTTACCGCAACCGGCTCAACATCAATTACCTCTTCTTCGCTTTGAATGCCAACCAACAAATCAGGGATATAAAGCCGGCCCCAAAATGATGCCGCTCGATACCTGATCATAAGCTCAGGCATTGTGAGCCACTTGGATCCGGTCTTAGTGGCCCAGCCCTCTTTCTTGGCCATGGCCATTGTGATCTTTGGCCCCACCAGCGGCGTGTTGGTTTCAATGTCAACAGCAACGCAATGGCAAGCCAATGAATCATCGCTGCCGCTTAGCTCATACTGCAACGGCTTGAAACGCCCGCAACCATTGATCAGCGCAATAATAAACTGGCTGCTCCAGCTGGGGCGACCATGGATAATATGCAAATTCTGCATAACCTGAAAAGGGCTCATCCGCATTCGGTTGGCAATTTCCAATGCCACCAGGCAATTAGCAAAACCGTTTTGGCCTTGAAACTGAATTGGGATCAACGTGCTGCTAGCCAAGGCCTTAGCAATCCGTTGTGCATTTTCAAATGCTTGCAAGCCGCTAAACACCGATCCGGGGCTAGTCGTGGCAAGTGCTGTGGAATCTGTCATTAGTACATCTCAATGTCAGGGAGAACGTTTTGTTGTTGGCCAGGTATCATCCAGCCGGGGAGGCCAATAGGTTCAATTTGTGTGCTGTAGCCAGGCCATTGGTTAGTCTTGCGACATTCAACTAACTTATCCAGATCGCGACGGGCTGTATCCCAGCCAACCTTAATCATTTCGGCATCAGCTGCATAAACCGCACAAGCGTATGGTGCGCTGGATTCGACGCAAACAAAAATAAATTGCTCAGGTCGTTGGCTGCCGGCTTTTTCTATCCCGTGCAGATACCAGCCGGCCTGCACGAAATACCTAAAATTTGCAATAGAGCGTTTAAATTCGCGCAAGCTTGCATCCTTGGTGGTTTTAAGATCCACCAGCAGCCGGTGGTCATTAGTCAACCAGTCGGGCCTGCATTTGCATTCAGCGCCGGTCACGTCATCGTTCCACATCCATGAGGTCTCGGCCTTGCCGGGCTGTAAGAGCAGAAACGCAGCGGCAGGATGGTTCCTGACGCTAGTGGCCATGGCGTTGACCTGATCAAATTCTTCCCACTTGAGCAGCTTGCGTCCGCCATTGGCGGCAGCGGCCCATTCCTCCTTGCCGGCTTTGCTGCGACGGTCCACATCAGGCGCTAGTGCGTACCTGTTTTGCAGCTCATCAGGCTCAAGCACCGCCGTATGAACAGCAGTGCCAAGCGCCATTGCAGCAGTTTCCTCAAACGGCTTGCGGTTGGGATCGAGGTATTTACCCCAATAATGCAGCGGTGATTTGGCGATTTGGTCTAGGTGGCTTTTGCTGACCGCCTTGTGGCGGTGGTAGTCCGCGTTTTCCATTGGAGTGCGCTGGGGACCCACACACAATACACACTGGACAGCATCCAGTCAATACCGTTATATTCAGATCGCATCCAATCGCATCCATGATTCTTCGGCATTATCAGCATCAAGCGGTCAGTAATTTACGTATTGCGTTTCGTTCAGGCGCCAGGGCACCGCTCCTGGTGCTGCCCACCGGCGGCGGTAAAACCATCATTCTGGCCGCCATCACCCATCAAGCGCTTACCCGTGGCGCTCGCGTTTTGATCCTTGTTCATC